CGCGCCTTTCTGAAAGCCGAGAAGTTGTCAGGTGTTAAGGACGCCAAGCCTAGAATGATTTTTCCAAGGTCACCTAGGTATAACTTGCACCTGGCCTCTTGGCTGAAGCCGTTCGAGCACTGGTTGTGGGGTCGCCTCACAGCCAGACGGCTCTTCAAGGGCAGCAATACCAGAGTTGTGGGCAAGGGCCTCAACCCGCGCCAGCGCGCCAATCTGATTGTTCGCAAGTTCAATCAGTTCCCGGAATGCGTGGTATGGGAGGTGGACGGCAAGGCTTTCGAAGCCCACGTTGACGTCTGCCAGCTCCTAGAGGAGCACGGTGTTTACCGGTCCGCCTATCCAAAGGACCGGTCTTTGCGCCGCGCTTTGGATGTCCAGTTAGGCATGGCTGGTACGTCCGCACATGGGGTGAAGTTTTCCAGGCCGGGTGGTAGGGCCAGTGGAGATTACAATACGGGCATGGGCAACACCCTTGTGATGTTGGCTGTGGTCGTTGGCACGTTACGCACCTTTGGGGTCCGGTTTGACCTGTTGGTGGATGGTGACAACGCACTCCTATTTCTCCCTGGTGACTCTGCTTGGGTTCGACATGACTTCGCCGCACGGGCCTTTAAGATGTCTGGACAGGAGTTGACGCTAGAAAAGCCAGTGTCGTATCTTGAGGGCGTCCGTTTCGGTCGCTCAGCCCCGGTGTACCTGGGCCATGGTTTGGGTTGGACCATGGTCAGGGAACCGACTGCCGTGCTCTCTGGCGCCTGTGCTAGCCACAGGTGGCTGAGAGAGCCAGTGTTTGGCCGGCGTTGGCTGAATGGGGTGGCCCGCTGCGAGCTTTCCTTGGCTCGTGGTTTACCTGTTTTACAGGCTTGGGCTCTCAAGATCCTCTCTAGCACGGAAACTAGGAAGGCGGTACCTGTCGAGGCGCTCCGTGATTATTTTGTCATGGGCGCTTGGCTTGCGGATGTTGAGGCGGTCATCCCGGTGGCACATGAGTGTCGCTTGAGCTTCGAACTGGCCTTCGGTTATACCCCGGAGGAGCAGGTTGGGATGGAGGTCTCTTTCGGGCGGGTGCTCTCTTTGGAGGGCATGAGCCCGATTGAGATGCCAGCTCCCAGTTCTTGGTGGGAAGCTCAACCCGGTCTTTACGAGACTGTGAGGGATGCGTGCGTCTAGGGGCTCCCGGAGCGGTGTGTGGGGGCATCTCGGTTGGCACGGGGTATTGGGCGAGGGAGGTTTAGGGCTTAACAATCCCACTACCCCCGTTTAGGCGGGGGCTACCAAACTATGGGGAGGTAGTTAAACAGGTCCAAACCGCTCTTCCGCTTTCGTGTGTCATTCAATGATCTCATACGTGCGCGTCCCTGAGTGTCGAGGTGGTACGGCCACACCCGTACGTCGGGGGTTGCAGGATGGCGACAGTCCTAGCCCAAACCTGTCGTAGACTGCCATGGTCCCCAACCCGTGGCAGCCTAGCACTGTTGGGGCGTCCCTCACCAGGGTAGCCACGAGAAGGCGCAACCAGGGGGCCCACCCTCGTAAATAGGTTCTTAGGAACCGGGTCTGAG